CACGTCGGCGGGTAGTATCAATCTGTATATTGGCACCACGCGAGTGCAGGTTACCGTCGCAACTGGCGACGATGGCTTGACATTAGCACAGACTTTGATGGATGCCGTTAATAACAATATCGATCTTCCGGTAACGGCAGAATATATTCCAACGTCTGGCGGGAACATTCAGGGAACGATTTCTCTGGTCGCTGTGAATGGGGGGAGAGGCGGTAATGATATTCCCGTTACGCTGAATTATTACGGTACCGCCAGCGGTGAAGAAGTTCCGGCAGGGCTGAATATTCAGGTTGGCGCAATGTCTGGAGGGGCTGGCGATCCGGCCATTATCAGCGCAGTCGCTGCAATGGGTGATGAACCGTTTGACTACATTGGTTTGCCATTCAGTGATTCAGCCTCGCTTCAGAAAATGGCGCTGGAAATGAACGACAGCTCCGGTCGCTGGAGCTATATTCGTCAGCTGTATGGTCATGTTTATACCGCGATGCGCGGCACGCTCTCTGAGCTGGTGGCATTTGGTGACACGCTGAATCAGCAGCATATTACTGTGGCTGGCTATGAACCAACGATTCAGACGCCTGTTGATGAGCTGGTGGGGTATCGACTGGCGCGTGATGCAGTATTCCTGCGTAATGACCCGGCCAGGCCAACGCAGACAGGCGAGCTGACGGGCGCATTACCAGCCCCAACCGGAAAGCGCTTTACCACAACGGAACAGCAGTCGCTACTGACGCACGGTATCGCCACGGCGAACACTGAAAGCGGAATATTACGTATCCAGCGCGATATCACCACGTATCGAAAAAACGCTTATGGCGTAACGGATAACAGCTATCTCGACAGCGAAACCCTTCATACCAGCGCATATGTTCTGCGCCAGCTTAAATCAGTAATCACCAGTAAATACGGGCGCCACAAACTGGCAAACGATGGCACACGCTTTGGCCCGGGCCAGGCAATTGTCACGCCCGCTGTTATTAAAGGTGAGTTGAGCAGCGTATACCGACAACTGGAGCGTGCCGGTATTGTCGAGAATTTTGAGCTGTTCCAGCAATATCTGATCGTAGAACGTAATGCCAGTGACCCAACCCGCATAGATGTGCTGTTCCCACCGGATTACGTAAACCAGTTGCGCGTATTTGCCGTGCTTAACCAGTTCCGTCTGCAATACAACGAGGAGGCAGCATAATGGCTCGAATCGCGGGTACCTGTTACCTGAAAATTGATGGTCAGCAGCTGTCGCTGACTGGCGGTATTGAAGTACCGATGAATACGGCAATACGTGATGATGTCATCGGCCTGGCCGGCGATGTCGATTTTAAAGAAACGTGGCGTGCGCCCTACACTAAAGGCACCTTCAAGGTGCAGAAAGATTTTCCTGTCAGCAAAGTTGTCAGCTCAACATCAATGACCATCACATCTGAACTGGCAAATGGCCAGGTGTATGTTCTTTCCGGCGCGTGGCTCTCTGGTGAGGCAAACCATAACGCTGAGGAGGGTACGGTTGATCTTGAGTTTCACGGCACAGAAGGATTTTATCAATGAAGGAATTACAGCTTAAAACGCCAATTATGGCGCATAACGAAAAGCTTCATGTTCTTGAGTTCCGCGAGCCAACCTATGACGAGATTGAGGCAATTGGTTTTCCGTTTACCCTGACTGCAACGGGAGCGGTAAAACTGGATAGCTCGGTTGCGATGCAGTATTTACCGCTGCTGGCTGGCATACCGCGTTCGTCGGCGACCAAACTCGCAAAGCTGGATATTTTCAAAGCGTGCGTGCTGATCCTCAATTTTTTTACCCAGTCGGAGACGGAAGAAACCTCCGGCGCCGCGTCTACAACGTCGCCCACTTCTGGCGATTAAATCCCTTTGAGCTGAAACGGGCAGCGATATCCGATTTTCTTGAACTGGAATCGGAAGCTGTCCGCATCAATGAGGAAATGAAGCATGGCTGACAGTTTTCAGTTAAAGGCCATCATCACTGCCGTTGACCAGTTAACGGGCCCAATGAAGGGAATGCAGCGTGAACTGAAAGGCTTTCAGAGGGAGATGGGAAGCCTCGCGCTGGGGGCTGCGGCGGCAGGAACGGCAATCCTCAGCGCGCTGGCAATGCCCGTTAACTCTGCGATAGGGTTTGAATCCAAAATGGCCGACATCCGAAAAGTGGTTGACGGCCTGGATGACAGAAAAGCCTTTGCGCAGATGAGTGACGATATTCTGACGCTTTCCACTCAGTTGCCAATGGCCGCAGAAGGGATTGCGGAAATTGTCGCAGCGGGCGGTCAGTCAGGGATAGCACGACAGGATTTGATGCAGTTTGCCAACGACGCCGTAAAAATGGGCGTTGCTTTTGATACCACTGCGGAAGAATCTGGTCAGATGATGGCACAGTGGCGAACCGCTTTCAAAATGACCCAGGGTGATGTGGTAGGTCTTGCCGATAAAATTAACTATCTTGGTAATACCGGCCCGGCGAATGCGAAGAAAATCTCTGATATTGTCACGCGTATAGGCCCGCTCGGTGATGTTGCGGGGGTTGCCTCGGGTGAAATTGCGGCAATGGGGGCAACTATCTCTGGCATGGGGGTAGAGTCTGAGATAGCGGCCACCGGCATTAAAAACTTCATGCTTTCCCTTACATCCGGTAACTCCGCCACTAAGTCACAGAAACAGGCGATGGCATTCCTGAAGCTGAATCCGGCAAAACTGGCTGCGGATATGCAGAAAGATTCGCGCGGTGCGATGCTGAAGGTGCTGGATTCTCTGGCAAAAGTGCCAAAGGCAAAACAGGCATCAGTTATGAATGCGCTGTTTGGCAAAGAGTCCCTTACGGCTATTGCTCCTTTGCTGACCAATCTTGATCTGTTGCGGACGAACTTCGATCGTGTGGCTGACGCCCAGCAGTATGGCGGCTCAATGCAGAAGGAATACGCCTCGCGCGCAGCGACGACAGAGAACCAACTGACATTACTGAAAAACAGTGTTAATGCGATATCAGTCACGCTCGGTGACACCTTTTTGCCCGCGGTTAACGAGGCGGCTAAAGGTGTGATGCCCTATCTTGAACAGGTAAGAAGTTTTGTTCATGCAAACCCTGAACTGGTTAAGTCGGCGGCGAAGTTTGGCGCGGCGCTGCTGAGTGTCGGCGTTTCTGTTGGCGTTCTCTCCCGTGGCATCAAGATACTGAATTCTGTTATTAACCTGTCACCTGCAAAAATAGCTATTGCAGCGCTTGCTGCCGGGGCAATGCTGATTATCGAAAACTGGGATCAAGTAGGCCCGGTAATTAAATCGGTGTGGCGTGAGGTGGACAAAGTCGCACAGGCATTAGGTGGGTGGGAAACAGTTATTCAGGGTATCGGTCTTGTTATGGCAGGTTCTTTTACCCTGCATTGAAGGAAGCTGTTTCTCTGGCTGCTTCACTTTCGGGTTTACTGGGTAAAATTGGCAAGATGGGCGCAATGACAATAACCATTGGTGTTGCCGTATCTTTGTTCAAACAACTCCAGGATCTGGAAAAAAATGCAAGCGCGGCGGGTATGAGCAAGGGCGATTTTCTTGTTAACAAAATGCAGGAGAACGAGCGTGCCCGTGGGTATGAAGGATTCTGGCCCAGGGTGAAGGAGTTACTGGGCATTGATGCAAAAAAAACTGAGGATAATTATTCTCCGAAGGTGTCGTTAAATCATCCCATATTGCCAGGCGTTGCCCAGCCGGTTGTTCCCGCGGGCCTGATGATGAATCAGCCCGCGGTTCCCGGAATGATATTGCATCAACCCCCGACACTTGATCGTCCGGCACCGCCACAGCGTCAGTTCATTGAACTGAAAGCGACCTTTGAAAATGCCCCGCCGGGAATGAAGGTTACAGATGATTCCCGCAAGTTGTCACAGCAGGTAAAAGTGACACATGATGTTGGGTATTCCCCGTTTAGCAATCCACGTTAGTCCGTTTATCGGGCTCCCTCGCAGGACAATGATTATGGCTTTTTTTTCATCTTCAGGATGGAGCGCACGGCTGCGCGATGCGTCTTTCCGTGGTGTTCCGTTCTCAGTGGAAGACGATGAGAGTTCATTTGGGCGCAGGGTACAGGTCCATGAATACCCAAACCGGGATAAGCCTTTCACCGAAGACTTAGGGCGGGCAACCCGTCGTATATCAATTAATGCTTATCTTATCGGTGATGGGTACGCGGATCAGCGCGATAAACTCATTGCCGCAATAGAAACCGCCGGGCCCGGCACGCTGGTACACCCATTTTATGGCGAAATGCAGGGAAGCATTGATGGCCAGGTGCGTGTTATTCACAGCAGCAGTGAAGGCCGGATGTGCCGCGTTTCATTCCAGTTTGTTGAAAGCGGCGAGCTTTCTTTCCCGACCGCGGGTGTCGCAACGGGTAAAAAACTGGGGGATGCAGCGGTCTGGTTTGATGATGCGATCGACAGTGTTTTTTCTGCGTTCTCCATTGATGGCCTGGTCGATTTTCTTCAGGACGATATTCTAGCTGATGGAGCAAGCATGCTGGGCACCGTTGCGGATGCATTCAGGATGGTTGATGAAGGCGTGTCGTCTGCAATGCGGTTATTGCAGGGGGATTTGTCCGTCATTTTGATGCCTCCAAGCGCTGCCAGTGATTTTGTCAATGCACTTCAAAAAGCATGGCGCGCCGGGGACCGCCTGAGTGGAGATAGTAGCGATCTGGTCACCGCCGTCAGGACAATGACAGGCGTAACAGTCGATTCCGGGCTGGCGCCGCGTGGAGTGTGGGAGACGGATTCCGGCACTGTAAAAAAACAGAAAGCGCAAAGTAATCTTATTGCAGCGGCGATAAGAACCACGGCGATCAGTGAGGCTGCGAAGGTTGTCACAGCATTACCGCAACCCCGGATTGCGGCTTCACAATCACGTCTTGCGGGGGCAGCGGCGGCAAGCTCATCCACCGCGGATATTGTTACTGTATCTCATCCCGCGCTGGATAGTTCCACTGCATTTGTTACCAGTAGCGTGTCGGATGCAGTATCAGAAATCGGTCCAGCGACATGGGATGATCTTACAGTTATACGAACCGTCCTTAACGAAGCGATTGATCGAGAGCAGATCCGCGCAACTGATGATGAATTGTTTCTCACCTTATCGTCACTTCGGGCCGATCTAAACCGTGATATTAGCCAGCGCCTGGCGCAGGTAGAACGTACAGCAGAGCGAACCCCGAATAATGTATTACCCGCTTTGGTGCTTGCGGCGGAGTGGTATGACGATGCAACGCGCGCAGATGAAATCCTGAATCGCAATTCTATACACCATCCTGGCTTTGTCCCGGTCAGGCCGTTGAGGGTTCCTGTGCGATGAATAATACAGTTTTTTTGCGTGTAAACGGTCGTGAATGGGGCGGCTGGACTTCAGCGAGGATCAGCGCTGGTATTGATAGGGTTGCCCGTGATTTCAACGTCACGATTACACGGCAATGGCCTGGCAACGGTGACGCTGTTCCGCAGATAAAAAATGGCGATCTGGTAGAGGTATTGATAGGAAGTGACCTTGTGATCACCGGCTGGGTAGAAGCTACACCTATACGCTATGACGCAACGTCAATTTCTACCGGAATAGTCGGGCGAAGTAAAACAGCTGACCTGATCGACTGTTCAGCGGATGCGACACAGCATTCCGGGAAAACACTGGCAGGAATAGTCAGCGCTCTGGCTAAACCGTTTGGATTGTCCGTTATAGATGGTGGCGCGCCGGGAACGGCGGTT